AGCATCATTTTGGTGAGGCAATGAAACTTTATCAAGATATGCTTGATGCTGGAATTGCAAAGGAATGTGCTAGGTTTGTATTGCCCTTAGCGACCCCTACACGCCTCTATATGACGGGTTCAGTAAGGTCTTGGATACATTATATTGATTTGCGTTCAGGGCATGGTACACAGAAGGAACACATGGATATTGCAAACGCAGTGAAGTGTATCTTTACCTGTCAGTTCCCTGCAGTATCTGAAGCACTTGGTTGGTCTCGTGATGGATGTTCTGATTGTGTTGATCCCCCATCTGTTATGATTGAATAAATATCCCTATAGTTTAATGATTTTTATGGCTGTATATCCTGTTATTAATAGAAAAACTGGTGAACAAAAAGAAATAACAATGAGTGTTCACGATTGGGATCAATGGAGAGAGGATAATCCTGATTGGGAAAGAGATTATTCAGACCCATCAACTTTCCCTAATTTTGGAGAAGTTGGTGAGGTTTACGATAAACTTAAGAAATCTCACCCAGGATGGAATGATGTTCTTCACAAAGCATCAAAAGCACCTGGATCCAAAGTAAAACCAATCTGAACTAGACATGCCTTCAAAAAGAAATTCTCCTAAGTCTCCAGTACCTTTTGGAATGAGCAATAAGCAAATGAAAAGGAAAAAGCCAATCAATACTGATTTGATGAGGAAGATTGAGCCTCTTACTGATAATCAAGAGGAACTCTTTCGATGCTACAAACTAGATCAAAACCTTGTAGCATATGGTTGTGCAGGTACTGGTAAAACTTTTATCACTCTTTATAATGCTCTAAGAGATGTACTTGACGAGAGAACCCCTTACGAAAAAATTTATATTGTACGTTCCCTTGTGGCAACTAGGGAGATTGGTTTTCTTCCGGGTGATCATGAGGATAAGTCCTCTCTTTATCAGATTCCATATAAGAATATGGTAAAGTATATGTTTGAGATGCCAACAGAAGCTGACTTTGAAATGCTTTATGGCAATCTTAAAACTCAAGGTACAATCAGTTTCTGGAGCACTTCTTTTATTCGTGGTACTACTCTTGATAATGCAATCATCATTGTAGATGAATTTCAAAACTTGAACTATCATGAACTTGATAGTATAATTACTCGTGTAGGTGAGAATAGTAAGATCATGTTCTGTGGTGATGCCACTCAATCTGACCTTATTAAGACGAATGAAAAGAATGGAATTGTCGATTTCATGAAGGTTCTTCGCATCATGCCTTCAATTGATATTATTGAATTTGGAGTTGAAGATATTGTTCGCTCTGGATTGGTGAAAGAATACCTTCTTGCTAAAATGGAAATCGGAGTATGAGTTTTATTCATCATAATTATTTGGGTGATATTGAATTAAATTGCAAAACAACAGAAAGCATCCGTCTCTATGAAATTCCTACTGGAGATTGGGTGCCTTCTATTACATCTGTCACTTCTTTTTACAATCGACAAATCTTTGCTGATTGGAGAAAGCGTGTAGGTATTGAAGAAGCAAATCGTATTACAAAAAAGGCAACAGCAAGAGGAACAGATTTTCACCAAGTGTGTCAGGACTATCTTGAAAACAAGGAGTTGAACTGGGATGATTATCAACTCCTGACAAAACATATGTTTTTTCATGCAAAACCATACCTGGATAAGATAAATAATATTCACGCAATCGAGAGAACTCTTTACTCAGAATATCTTGGTCTTGCGGGAAGAGTAGACTGTATCGCAGAGTATGAAGGAGAACTTGCAGTCATTGACTTCAAGACTTCTGAAAAAATTAAACCAGAAAAATGGATTGAAAATTATTTCGTGCAAGAAACATTTTATGCAGCCGCATATTATGAACTAACTGGACAAGTAGTTAAGAAACTTATTACATTAATGGTAACTCCTGGTGGAGAAGTTCAAGTATTTGACAAAAGGAACAAAGGGGATTATATTAAGTTATTAGTTCGTTATATTAAAGAATTTGTACATCACAATACTGGGTCAGATGGAGAATGAATTAGAAAAAGCATTAGAAAGTAAGTTCTTTTGTCCATCAAGGTTCGCACAAGAGATTGAAAACCTTGTGCAAATTAATCCAGAAATGAACTATATTGATGCTATTGTTCATTTCTGCGAGCAAAATAATATTGATTTGGAATCAGTTCCTAAACTTATTTCTAAGCCATTGAAGGAAAAGATTAAGTATGAAGCAATGGAACTTAACTTTCTAAAGAAAACTTCCCGCGCAAAATTAGTTTTTTGAATGATGCCTGTTGATGCTTATCGTTGTTATCTGTCTTTAAAGAATCACTTTACTAAAGACAGTTATGATTATCACAAGTACTGTGGTAAGAGTCGCGCTACAGTACAATCTTTCTACAAACGTAAAGATAGATTTTGGTTCGAGAAAGTATCAAGACAAAAGACAGACCAAGAAATCGTTGAATTTTTCGTATCAAATTTTGTTGCATGTACTGATCCCAGCAAATTGTGGATTGGTGAAATGATGCGTGAGGGTGAAGATAGATATGAATCTTGGAAAAAGAGAAACCAGTCTCTTTCTTATGTTTTCAAAGAAGAAACTCAGAGTTTATTTGAAGACCAAAAAGTAGATGAAGTTTTTGATTGCTCTAAAGGTCATCCACCCATTCTTAAAAATTTCCTGAGCGGGAAGATTAGCCCCGAAACTATGGTAATATGTGATAAGATTTTCCTGTTCGGGAAAGATTTTGATAGGAAACTTCAAGACCCTGTGTGGGAAACCGTCAGTCGTAGACTTAAAAAATATTCTTCATTTCTAAATATTGATGTACCACGTTATAAGAATATTTTGAAAGAAATTATTCTTAAAGGAAAATGAGTTTCTTTAATTCTGAAGTTGTCCGTGCAGAGATGACTGAAATCAGTGAACTACAGGAAGAGGTTTATCAAAACGTCTTCAAGTTTCCTTCAATGACAAAGGAAGAAAAACTACATCATGTAAATATTCTAGAAAAACTTCTTGATAAACAAAAAGTTCTTTATACTCGTTTGAGTCTATCTGATGACCCAGAAGCGATTCAAATGAAAGAACGTATTACAGAGTCTGCATCAATGATGGGCCTTCCTCCCAACGTTGATATGAATGTCATCTTTAATAATATGTCTCAGATGCTAGATGTCATGAAGCAGCAGATTGACAAGACAGGTTCCGACCTGTAGAATAACAAGGTACACAAAGGCCAAATCCGTACAAATAAGAGGTAATCCAATGTCTTTTTCTGATCTTAAGAAGCAATCTTCTCTTGGTTCGTTGACTTCCAAACTGGTAAAGGAAGTAGAGAAGATGAGCAATACTTCTGGTGGCGCTGATGAGCGTCTCTGGAAACCTGAAATGGATAAAACTGGTAATGGTTTCGCAGTTATCCGTTTCCTTCCTGCACCTGAGGGAGAAGAACTTCCCTGGGCAAAACTTTATACTCATGCCTTCCAAGGTCCTGGTGGTTGGTATATTGAAAACTCTCTGACTACAGTTGGTCAGAAAGATCCTGTGTCCGAGCACAATCGTGAACTCTGGAACAGTGGTAGTGATGCTGATAAAGAAACTGTTCGTAAGCAGAAGCGTAAGCTTTCTTATTACTCTAACATCTATGTTGTAAAGGATCCTGCTAATCCTGCAAACGAAGGTAAAGTCTTCCTGTTCAAGTATGGTAAGAAAATCTTTGATAAGATTATGGAAGCAATGCAACCTGAGTTTGAGGATGAAACTCCTATCAATCCTTTTGACTTCTGGCAAGGTGCTAACTTCAAACTCAAAATCGTAAAGAAAGATGGTTATTGGAATTACGACAAGTCTGAGTTTGACCGAGTTGCACCACTGCTGGATGACGATGATGCTCTTGAAGCCGTCTGGAAGAAAGAGTACTCTCTGGCAGCAGTAACTGCTCCTGACCAGTTCAAGTCTTATGAAGATCTTGAGAAGCGTCTGAAGTATGTTCTAGGTCAAAAGTCTGCTAATCGTCCTCGTCTGGATGAAGAGGTAGATAATGAAGATAATGATCGTGGTAGTTATACTCCCGACTTTACTTCACGTCGTCCTGAACCAGAACTTCCTACTGTAAGTTCTTCTAATGATGAAGACGAAGATGATGCACTCTCATACTTCCAGCGTCTTGCTGAAGAATGATTAGTGGAATAATCTAATATTTTCTCCTCTCTTTAAGGTGTCGCTTACATACTGAGCGCCACCTTTTTTGTATTTAAAGATAGATTCTAAGTCTCTGAATACAACAGTTAAGTATCTTGGTTTAAGTAGAAAAATGTTTCTCTTATCATCTTCAAGTTTCTGTTCGTATTGATAGTTGGTAACTTCTCTTGTGATATTTGATACTGTTACTTTTCTTTCTAGTCCAGAGTCAAAATAACTTGTAGAAAAATTAGAATCAACTATAAGACCTTCTGGGATAATTACAATTCCATTTGAATTTTTTACTTCAACTGTTTCATAATGTTTGGTTGCATTGATGTTTTGAAATGAACCATACTTTTCAAACAGATAATTTTCAAATGAATCTTGAGTTAATGGCCATTCTGTTTGAATATTCAAAATATTATTTGAAAGTAGAACAACCCAATCTAAAGTTTCATCATCATAAACTTTGCGGGCAACATTATCAGGTCTGTCATCACCAATTATTTTATATTTCTCAAAGAACTGTAGATTATTAAAAATGTCTTCTCTTATCTTTCCTCTTTTGAAAAGATTTTTCACCGTCTGATAATCAGATATTCTCTGACTATCTTTATTCCTATTAACGTAATCGAAGTCTGGAACTCTACGGAAGTAGTTTGACATATTAGAATCCTATTTCTCCTTCTTTGAACTTTGCGTAATCTATATCGTATATTGGATCAAGTTCACTAAATCTTAATGACATTTGATAGGAAGTCATTGGATATCCAGATTCTTCACTATTAAATGTCATATAACTTCCATCTGGAGTATAGTCAATATCGCATCCAAGAAGAGCACAATCTTTTATTCTATTTAATGATTTATGCTCTTCACCTCCGTTTCCTCTAAAATATTGAATTTTAAAAATATTTGGTGCTTTTAAAAATATTTGACTTTCTGCTTTTTTAACTGCCATTGCTTTTTTAAAGAAGTTTATAATCGCTTTTACTTCTTTTGCTTCATCTTCATCTCTTGGAGATAATCTAAATGTAAAATTAAATGGTCTTAATGTAGGTCCATTAAAAAGTAACTCAAGATTTGGGTTCACAATTGCTCCACTTGTCCTTGATAGAAGATTTTGTGCTCCTACTGCTTGACTTGCAAAAAATATTGATAATGCTTGCGTAAGACCTGCTTGTTTTTTAAAGTCTGTTGCAGCTTGATTTAATGCTTCGGCAGCTGCCGCTGTTATATTTCCAGCTGCAGCTACATCTAAGGATTTTGCAGCAGCATAAGCAGTAATTGGATCTAAATTTGTTCCAGCCCAATCAACTCCATTACTATCAGTTATTGAAGGTTGAATTGGTAAAGTCACGGATCCCAACATCATGGTTGTTCTATTACCTAAGCTAAAATTTGCAACTGCTGTAGATATGTTTGCTCTTGGTCCTAATGATAGTGCTGTAAATTTTATTCTGTCTTGTTGATTAGTTCTCATTGCTGTCGGATAAACAAAATCCGCTTTAGCTAAAGATTCATTTATCTTTTCAGAATCTGGAGATAGAGGAATGTCTGTTTGTATTTCTCCTGGTATTAATTCGGTAGGTTGTAATG